ATTCCATCTTTATACTATATTATAATGCCAATTATTCGTCATAAAACAATTGAATTGTTTCAACTGTTTTGTTTGTTATATTTTGTGGGTCTATCCAGTAATTGACTTGTTGTTCTAATATATTTAATCTTTCTTCCCATTCGCGTTTTTTTGACTTTTTTACTACACAAATCCCTTTTTCATTAGTTCCCCAGCAAGACGTTATAATTTTTCCATTTTGTTCATATTCATCTGGATTAAACCGTATAAATACTATCGGTCTGTGTCCTGTATCTTGTGATAATTCCATAATACGTTTATTTTCACAGCTACAATCATAGTCAATGTGTTGATTCTCATCAATTTCAACGATTAGTATTTGGTAGCCTAAATCCAACAATAAATCCGGACGACGTTTTGAGCAACCGGCATTGATTACCTTGTCTGCTATCCAATGCACCTCGGGGAATTTTGATGTTACAAATTCTACAACGGTATATTCTTTCGTTTTGTAATTTCGTGAAACTGGCTTATCTGGGAACAAGTGTATAAAACAACGTATGCAGAAGCCGTCATATTTATTTTGAACATGTGTTAAACACCATTCGCTTTTGCACTTTTTATTTATTACATTAATCATTCCGGGTGTCTTGTGCACAGCACAAGACAATGCACGTTTTTTTCCTTCCATATTGAAATTTGGTTGTTTTTTACAGCCTGGTTCACAGCAGGTTTTATTTTTAATGTCAATCATTCCTTGTCTTTTGTGCTTGACGCAATACATGGGGGTTGATTCTTCTTCCATATTGAAATTTGGTTGTTTTTTACAATGTGGAATACAACAAGTTTTGTGTTTTACATCAATCATTCCTTCTTTTTTATGTTGAGAGCAATACAGTCCTTTTGTATTTCCTTCCATATTGAAATTTGGTTGTTTTTTACAACCTGGTTCACAGCATGCTTCTTTTTTCACATTCACCATTCCTTCTTTTTTATGTTGAGAGCAATACAGTCCTTTTGTATTTCCTTCCATATTGAAATTTGGTCTTTTTGGGCATCCAGAAACACAACAAGTTTTATGTTTTACATCAATCATTCCTTCTTTTTTATGTTGAGAGCAATACAGTCCTTTTGTATTTCCTTCCATATTGAAATTTGGTTGTTTTTTACAACCTGGTTCACAGCATGCTTCTTTTTTCACATTCACCATTCCTTCTTTTTTATGTTGAGAGCAATACAGTCCTTTTGTATTTCCTTCTATATTGAAAGAAGGGTGTTTTTTACAACCTTCTTCACAGCAAGTTTTATTTTTCACGTTCACCATTCCTTCTTTTTTATGGTATGCGCAATACAATGTACGTTTGTCATCTTCAAAATTATAAGCTGGTTGTTTTTTACAACCTTCTTCATAACAAGTTTTATTTTTCACGTTCACCATCCCTTCTTTTTTATGCTGAGAGCAATACAGTCCTTTTGTATTTCCTTCTATATTGAAAGAAGGTTGTTTTTTACAACCTTCTTCACAGCAAGTTTTATTTTTCACATTCACCATTCCTTCTTTTTTATGGTATGCGCAATACAATGTACGTTTGTCATCTTCAAAATTATAAGCTGGTCTTGTTTTACAAGTATGATAATGACACGTTGCCATATTAATATAAATATGTTATTATATATTTATATAATTTTTAAACTTCACTGTTTACACAGACATATTATAATGTCATTCTCATCAACGCAGAACGACGTTTTCCGAAAGGGCGGTTCCCTTTACGACTATCATATTCGATTAAATCCGCTGGGTTGTTTGGGTTTTCTACATCAAAATCAGTAACATTAACAAATCCGGTTGATTCGTCTACTGTGTACTTTAAATTGCTTACATTTCTAAGACCTGCCCGCGTATTTGCCATGTACGCATCGTATTCTTTACGGTTAATGATTCTGTGAAACCCATCTTTCATTTGCAAAATATTTTTATCATGGATCGGATAAAACTGGTCATAGCTAATCCGTAGTCCAGCTGCTTCTACTCGTTTCTTGAGTAAATTATCTTCGTATCCCCACGCCCAGAAGTTTGGAAATCCATTGGTTTTTTCAAAATCACCGCCCTTTATAGATACAATTCCACCCAGTGCGAACTTGTACCCATAGAAATGTTTTACCACTCCGGGCGTTGTATTATAATTCAAGAAATTCTTTGTGTATGGCATCGTATCAACATCATTAAATACCAAGGTAATGTCTTTGTAGTATTTGGGGTATTTTTCTTTTACCATTAAGAATCCAATATTTTTCATTCCACCGCGATTAAATGTACGCTTATCTTTTTGATGAACATAATAAATCTTGTACGTTTTGGGGTTGTGGTCTTCCATGATTTTCTTCATGTGGGTTGAAAAGAATTCTTGGTGTTGGTGTCTATCTCTATAAGGAACAATAAAAATTATTTTTGGAACTGAATCGATTTCTGCCTTTAGTTTCGCAGCAACTTCTTCTTCTGCCTTTACTTTCGCAGCAGCAGCATCTTCTTCTGCTTTTAGTTTCGCAGCAGCAGCATCTTCTTCCGCCTTTAGTTTCGCAGCAGCAGCATCTTCTTCCGCCTTTAGTTTCGCAGCAGCTGCATCTTCTTCCGCCTTTACTTTCGCAGCAGCTGCATCTTCTTCTGCCTTTACTTTTGCAGCAGCTGCATCTTCTTCTGCTTTTAGTTTCGCAGCAGCTTCTTCATCCGCTTTCTTTTGTGCGACAATAGCGGCTTGTTCTTGTGTTTGTTTTTTCTTCAATTCTTGCATTTTTTTTTCAATAAAATCTTCCATTTTTATTATCTATATATTCAATCTATAAAAAATATGTTGTTATTCTTACTAAAATGATTTGGCTGCCTAAATATTGTATTTTTGCAGTATCACATTTGGGATCAATTGTAGTGGATGTGCGTCCAACTTCTTGAAGCATTTGTTTATGGTTACTTCACTAATGTCGCAATTTTGTTTGATGTCTGATTTTGTTACTTTTTGATTACACCTGACACCTACAAAATATATAATTCCAGCTGCGATTGCCTGTGGTATATTATCTGTTATAATGTGTTGTTTTGCAACTTTGGACGTAACAAACTTCACCACTTGGATAAGTTCTTCGTTGAAGTTTAATTTACTACAATACCTGTCTATAAATGAGCTTGGTTGTATAGTTGCTAATTGCGTTTGCTGCGATGAATTTACACTGCGTTCTATATTATGAAGAATATTCACTGCCATCGAACATCCATTCGTAGCATCCGATTTGTCTAACTTAAATATTTCGGCGATTTCATATGGGGAACGAGGACACCCATTTAACCGACAAGACAAGTATATGGATGCTGCTTTTATACCACCTCTATTAACCCCCCTAAACATTTTTTGTTCGGAAATGTCTTTGTGAATCACCATAGCGTGGTCTATAAATATCCGGGGAATATTTGCATTCAGCGCCATTGTTGTAATAAATTGAAACTCATCGTATAATGCCTTTTCACGATGCGGCATTGATTGCCATTCCGTCCATTTACGAATACGTTTCATCTGATAAGATGATTTGGGTGTGGAAAGAACTTTACAACCAAATGATGACTCCATTAATAATGGATTAATAGGATTACCACATCGCGACGGGTCTTTTGATTGTCTGTCATCCGCACCATAAAACCGCCACTCCGGCGAATAATCAAGACTTCCTTTCTGTAGTGCACCGCATTCTACATTTGAACATATAGACATTTTGTCTTCGGTTAGCATGACCTGCGCATTACATTTTGTACATAGTTCATTGTTTCGTGAGTATACAATATATGGTTCTTCAATGACTTTTTTACAGTCTTTGTTATTATTCTCATTATTGTCATTATTGTCATTATTGTCATTATTGTCAATTACTAAGTTATCCTTATCTATATCAAAGATTGACCACAACTTGTTCTTTTGATGTTTAGATAATTCATACTTTTTCTTTTGGGTTTTCTTGAAATTCGTTTTTGATTGTTTTTCAATATCTCCTTGTTTTTCAACACTATTTGACATAGTTGAAGAATAAGAAGATACAATAAAGGGAGGATTTATTGTTTCTATTTGAACGCAATCATTCATTTTATTATAAACAATACATTCTATTTAGTTTCAATTTTTTGTCGCGATTATATAGAGTATAGAATGACGAATAAAAAGAAATCTGTAAAAAACCAAAAGAAAAAAACACCCCAAAAAATGTTTGCTTATCGTAAACGCGGAGATAAAAAGGGTAAACAAAACAAAACGTCAAAAAGAACTATGCAAGGAGGAGACGATGACAAGGAAACCCCGATTCCAACGCGAATGTCACGTGTAGATAAGCTGTATAACACCGAAAATGACAATATACCAATGGAAAATATGATGAAAGATTTGTCTCCTGATATGATGAAAGGTTTGTCTCCAGAAATGGTGAAAGGTTTGTCTCCTGATATGATGAAAGGTTTGTCTCCTGATATGATGAAAGGTTTGTCTCCTGATATGATGAAAGGTTTGTCTCCAGAAATGGTGAAAGGTTTGTCTCCACAAAGTTCAACTCCAATGCCACAAGTAGCTAATACGAACACACCAGATGACCCATATAAAACGGCTCTTGCAGAACAAAAAGTGAAAATAGACGTGGCAGTTGATACAGTTACAAAGGAAATAAGCGATGCATTATGTCAAACGATTAACAGATCAATTAGCTCTGTGATCCATTACAAAATATTAGGTTCTACTGTCTTAACACAAAAAGAAATAAACACAATAGGTAAATTTTTTAATGTAGATGCCGATAAGTTATCCGACGAACTCAACATAGATAGGGACATCCAAATTGGCGATAAAGTGTCATTCCCAGATGAAACTATGAAGGACATAATTACTAAATTGTTTGATACACCTAATTCGCGAGAAATTTTGTATGACTCAATCCCGCGCATTGTAAATGAATTGGACTTGGTTCAGGTTTTTTATAATATGAATGGATTAGATGATACCAATTCTAAATCAGATAGTGATATTGAGGAAACAACACTTCAATCCGATCCTTTATTAACTGAAGGAGGGGATAATGCAGACAATGATGCCGATGGTGAAGATATTATTAGTACCGAATCCGTAGATGAAGATGAAGATAACATCCTTCATTTGAAAGCAACACCGCTTGGGATTGATGACGAAATTGTAGCACTGGACACGTCAGAAGACGAACGATTACTTGGTTTGAAATCAAGTATCCATGATAAAGTGTTTTCAAAAGTGGTTGAATTATTGAATAAGGAAGAAGATGGACTAACTTTACTTGAAAGGCAACTTACAAACTTTGTAAGTAATGAAAAGTTTTCAGAAAAGATTAGTGATATTATAGTAGCTAAAATTAGTTATCTTATTACAGACTTAGGAACTCAAGTTATTTATAAAACTCTTACTGAAAATCAAGACTTGGTGCCTTTATTGAAAGACGTATTACAATCAATGGACGCTATTAAAACGCTTGAGGATATGTTAAGGGATGAGGAGAATAAAAAAGAGAAGAAAAATAATCAAAAACTAAGCATTATTGCCGAGTTAATTGAAGAATTAAAGGTAAAGGCTCGCACGGCTGCTAACAAATATATTACAACAAGCACGAATAAAGATGAAAGTATGTCTCAGGAAGATCAAGATGAAGATGCAGTTGTTGATGAAAAGGAAGAGGAAGAGGAAAAGGAAAAGGAAGAGGAAGAGGAAAAGGAAGAGGAAGAGGAAAAGGAAAAGGAAAAGGAAGATCAAGAGGAAGATGCAGTTGTTGATGAAAAGGAAAAGGAAGAGGAAGAGGAAAAGGAAGAGGAAGATCAAGATCAAGAGGAAGATGAAGATGAAGATGAAAGAGAAGTTCAGGTGTAACTCTGCTTTACGGTAATAAAGATAAAAACATAAAAAAATGTGTATGATACCATACATATTTTTACTTGAATGAAACACGACGTTCTATTTTTTCTAATATTTCAGGGTTATATACTAATTTCCCGGAAGGTTTGTATTCAGAAATATCATTAAATTCTTTCTTGGGTTCATCTTTACTGGCATCTTCTTGAATATCTCCCTGATTTGCAAATAACCCACTATTCATATCATGTTCGATGTTATCTTTTTGGCTAATAATATTCCCTTTTTCATCGAGAACAACTCCAGTCTTCTTCTTAATTTCATTTCGTACATAAGATGGCACCCAATGTTTCCAACTAATAAACAATGTATTTGGATGAATATATCGCACTTGAAACCCATTCTTTTCTAAATTGGCAACTAAATATCCCGTACAATCCTTGTTATCGTATACAGATTCGCCAAATATATATTCAGGAACATTGTAAAATATGTGTGTTTCTCTTTTCATTGCACGAGATACGTGTTTTATTCGCTTATGCACTCGATTCAATAATTTATTATAAATACTCAATTGTTTCAGGTCGTATTGTTGTTGTTTCTCAAATAAATCATCTATGTTCATCTTTTGGTTCATATCTTCTTCGTCGTGGTATATAAAAAAGGACATTACAAACTGTTATTATTATACAAGAAAAAAACATAAGGCTATTTTACGAATACATAGCAGCATGGAAGAAAACCATAATACTGATACTGATACTGATACTGATACTAATACTAATACTGATACTGATACTAATATTAATATTAATCAAGATGATGTCGTCGTTCAAGATATTTCATTAAACACTACATCCGGAATCCGAAAACCTACCGATAAAATAAAGCATATCGTATGTGCTGGGGGTGGGATTGCTGGGCTGCAATATTATGGAATCTTGGAAGAAGCTTATCGTGAAAAACTATGGCATATTAATAACATACAAACCTATTATGGCACTTCAATCGGTACTATTATTGGGGTATGTATTCTATTGAATTACGATTGGGTGGAAATAACAAAATATTTCACACAACGCCCATTTGAAAAGTTGTTCCCATTTGGATTGAAAACCGCTCTACAGAGTATCTCTAAGTTGGGGCTTTATAATATTGAAACAATCCGTAAACTGTTATCGCCGTTCTTGTTAGGATCTGATTTGTCAGTAGATATTACCATGAAAGAGTTTTATGAGGAAACTAAAATAGAATTTCATTGTATAACAACTAATGTCAAGGGATATAATTGCGTTGATGTATCACATAAAACACACCCAGAATGGAAATTAGTGGATGCTGTTTATGCTTCTTGTGCCCTTCCTATATTATTTGAACCATTACACGTTGATGGCGAGTTTTATGCGGACGGATGTTTACTTTATAATTATCCATTGTATCAATGTATTCAAAATGGAGCAGACCCAAATGAAATCTTAGGTATTACACCAGGACACGAACAGAAAGAGATTTCGTTATCACAGAATGATACCATGTTCGAATACCTTGGCTTATTATTACATCAGATGACAAAAAAAGACAAACCTATTTATAAAGACCCAATTGCATACCAATTCGAAGTATACATGGATAATCGTTCTCCGAATAAAGTCCGTGATTGTATTTTGAGTGGTGACCACAAAGTGAGGATGATTAATGAAGGTAAATTGATTGTATTGCATTATCTACAAGGGGTGGATATACATAACACCCACGGTGAGAATAAACTTTCTCAGCAAACTATGTAAATATAACGTGTCATGATTAATTAGCATGGCAGACCGCGACTATGATTACCATTTTTGGTATTACCTACGAGATATAGCTATTCATAATACAAAATTTCGGTTTGTCGGGTATATACCAATTGAGATACTAAAATATATATTTTCTTATATACTGCCTAACATAAAAGAAAAAATAAACTATAACTTTATTTGTAATACGGTATATCAACAATTGACCTTCCCGAATAGGGGTCATTCTATAAACTGTTATAGCAATCTTCAAAAACCGAATATAAAAGAAGTCCGGGTGAATGTGGAGGATTTACCGTATAATATTACCTCGCTAAACACGTTACACGATATTATACAGAATATGGTACAGCACCGAGGGTATGTATATAAATATTTTCAGAATTCTGGTTCTGTCATTGTATTTGAAAAAGAAATTAATGAACTCAGTGATAAAATAGTTTATCGCAATGGAAAAAATAGCTGGAAATAAGGTGAGGTTTCTTCTTCGACATTGTTTTACGTTTGTTTGCGTTTTGTATATTTTTGAGAATATACAAAAAATGGACCCTACACCTAATTCAACATCATTTCAACAAAGCTTTCTAAGTTTTCGCTTGTAACAGAAGCATCAAAGGAAATCGTTTGGTCTCCTTTTTGCATCTTTACAGTAGGGTAAGAATCAATGTCGTATTTATTGATATAGTTGGTTACTTCACTGGTTTCATCCGTACAGTCAACATCTACACATTTCACTTCGTAACCACCCATTTTTTTTCCATCGTATTGTTGCTTGAACGAACTCCATTCAGGCATCGCCCGCTTACAATGAGGGCACCAATCTACATGGAATAGTAATACTTCTACTACCTCGCCACCACTATTGCGGTTATTTGCATTTGCTACGTCTTCGGTGGGGTTTTCTCTCGTAGGTATGTCTTCTTTGAAATAATATTTATACCCGTAGTATCCAGTAACTGAAAACAAAATAATCAATGCCACTAATAAAATCGTATATTGGTATGGGCGAATCACCTTTTTATAAATTGTTTCAACTAAATTAGCCATTATATATTAACAACGATACATTTTAATTACAAATAAACGCAAGTGCCCTTATTTTAGCATAATGTTTTTTATCATTATATTGTAAGACATCTATGAAACACAATACGACTCAAAAAAAACAAAGAACCAATAAAAAGAAGAGTCTCTCTAAAAAACAATCAACGCGTAAACCCATCTTCACCGAACACGACTATAACAGTAATGATGGTATGATGACTTCTATTTGGGGACCGACTTTATGGCATAGCCTTCATACAATTAGTTTCAATTATCCAGTTCAACCTACGCTTGACCAAAAGAAGGATTATTATAAATTCTTCTTGTCTTTAGAAAATGTATTACCTTGTGGTAAATGCCGCACAAATTTCAAACAAAACATTATTGACCTCCATTTCAGTATGGATGTTATGGAGTCACGATACACTTTCTCTAAATATATTTATGACTTACACGAACACATAAATGAAATGCTTAATAAAAAATCGGCATTGACATATGAAATGGTGCGCGACCGGTATGAAATGTTCCGTGCCAGATGTAATGATAAATCTGCATTGAAAGAAAATGGTTGTGTACAACCCTTAGCAGGTATCAAAACGAAGTGTATTTTACGTGTTGTCCCAAAAGATACAAATGTGGTTTCATTGGATATTGACGCCAACTGTTATCCCAAGTAATTTAGGACTTGAATAATAACCAGCACAATACTTTTACATCACCCAATTTTAGGGTTTAACTATGATTCGGAAATATATAATGAAAATATATACTTATGAAACTATCGTCATCATCTACTGAAAGCCCTACTATCATAAACAAAGACGAATTCGAAAAAAAAGAAGAAGAAGTTAAACAATTGAATCCGTTGGACCCACCTGGACCAAAAGACATTCCTTTTTGGGGAGAAGACCCGAACATTCTTTTCCAAGGCAAATACCTGTATGAACTCTTTCCGGTTCAATATATGTCTTATAACCAAAAGCTAAATGCCTTATCACGTACTATTATTCTACTTACATTGATTAGTATTATGTTATCTGGGGTTACTCGTTCTGTTTTCATTGGGTTAATCACTTTGGGTGCTGTTTACATTTTGCATCATTATCACAAGAAAGAGTCATTATTGAAAGGACAGGAAAAAGAAGGTTTTGGAAACCCAGTGGAAGATTTAATGAAAAATGAGAATATTGTATTAGAACCTGAAGTATTTGATACTCCAAAATCCAGTAATCCTTTTAGCAATGTGTTAATGGGTGATTACGATTATAATCCTGATAAAAAACCCGCACCTCCCTCCTTTAATCAAGACGTAAATGAAGAAATTCTGACCAATGCAAAGAAAATGGTTCAAGAAATTAACCACGACCAGCCGGATATTCAAGATAAATTATTTAGAAGTTTAGGAGAAGAAATGGTATTTGAACAATCTTTACGTCCGTTTCATTCCACTTCCAGCACTACCATTCCGAATGACCAAGAAGCATTTGCTGAGTTCTGTTATGGGAGTATGATTTCGTGTAAAGAAGGTAACCCTTTTGCATGCGCACGCGGTCTTGCCCGCCATACCAATTATTAACTCTTC